GGAAGCTCCGCCCGAGGTGGCGCTAACGGCGGCACGGGTTCCATCTGGGTGCAGACCTCAGACAGCGCGACTGCTGGTCCGGGTGGCGGTGGTGGTGGCGGTGTGGGTTCTGGAAGTGTTGGCGGAAGCGGCGCATTGTATGGCGGTGCAGGGGGCGGTGCATCAACAGGCGCGGGTGGCAACACAGGCGGTCAGGGTATAATTGTCCTTACGTACGCCGTCGGTGTGCCAATTACCGCACTAGTCATTGCTGGCGGTGCTAGTGGCGGTCGGAGCAATGGTGGTGGTGGTGGTGCCGGTGGCTATCTCACAAGCACTACAGCCCTTACCCCGGGGGCGGTATACACCGTAACCGTCGGTGCTGGCGGCGCGTCGGCTAGCGGAACATCACAAGGTAACGACGGCAGCAACTCTGTTCTTTCAGGAACTGGCCTAAGTGTCACTTCGACTGGCGGCGGTGGCGGCGGAACTCAAAATGGGACCAGCACAGGACGCAATGGCGGCTCCGGTGGCGGTGGCGCTTATCCAAGTGGCACAGGCGGTAGCCCCGCATCAGGACAAGGGTTTGCTGGCGGTACCGGCGCGTCCGCGAGCGGTAATGGTGCTGGCGGCGGCGGTGCATCGGCTGTCGGTATCGGCGCGGATGCTGGGACGAACCCGTGCAAGGGTGGCGACGGCATTGCGTCGTCTATTACCGGCACTTCGGTTACACGCGCTGGCGGCGGTGGTGGCGGCGGCTTAGACCGCTTTGGCGCTGGCGGTGCTGGCGGCGGCGGCGCAGGCGCTCGGACTTCGGACGCAGTGGCGGGAACTGCTAACACTGGCGGCGGCGGTGGCGGTGGAAGCAGCGGCCTTGGGACCAATAGCGGCGCAGGCGGCTCTGGCGTGGTCATTATTTCCGTGCCAACAGCCAATTACACTGGTATAACAACAGGAAGCCCAACGGTAACCACCAGCGGCTCGAACACTATTCTACAGTTTAATTCGTCTGGGAGTTACACAGCATGATCGAGGAACTTATTAGCCGCGTGTTTTACGCACGCAACGTGGCGCACTTTGAGCATTGGCGCGCCAAGGGCGACGGCAGCTTCGCAAAGCATATGTCACTGGGCGACTTCTACGACGACGTGATCGACGCCATCGACAAGCTCGTGGAGGCCTACCAAGGCGCGTTTGAGCTAATCGGCAACATACCCGCCCCGAAGGTATCCGAGCGTGACGTGCTGAAGCTCCTAGAGGCTGACGCGGACTGGATTGAAGAGAACCACGAAAGCATCTGCAAACGCAATCGCGCCGTGGGCAACCTCGTCGACGGCGTTACAGACACGTATCTGACCACCATATACAAGCTGCGGAACTTAAAATGAGCGAGGACGTATTCTCTGTCAAGCTCGACGCACTGCACAAAGATGTCGGCGAAGTTAAGAACGCGCTGAACAAGTTGTCGGACGCAATCACGAAACTCGCCCTCGTCGAACAGCAACAAGGCCAGATAGCCGCCGCGCTGGAGCGGGCATTCAAGGCAATCAGCAACGTCGAGGACGCGCTCTCCAAGGACTTAAACGCACTCGACGCGCGCGTGACCGAGGTCGAACGGGCGCAACCTAAACACAACAGCGCCGCCCTCTGGGTCGACCGCGCGTTGGTTGGCCTCGCTGGCGCGGGCATGGCGTTAATAGCTAAGGGCGTAATATGACCGAACCAAGGTGGCTAAAGGTCGCGGAAACCTACATCGGCTTGTCCGAGATCCGTGGGCCAAAGCACAACTCGAAAATTATTGGCTGGCTTGAAAAGCTGGGCGCGTGGTGGCGCGACGATGAAACCCCTTGGTGCGGCGTCTTTGCGGCGCACTGCATGAAGGACGTCGGCCTGCCTTACCCCAAGTACTACATGCGCGCGAAGGCATGGTCTGACTACGGCTCGCTGCTGCGTTCCGACCGCCTTGCGCCGGGCGCAATTCTCGTGTTCGACCGCGCCGGTGGTGGCCACGTCGGCTTCTACGTCGGCGAGGACGCCGAGCATTATTACGTTCTGGGCGGCAATCAGAAAAATTCTGTCAAGGTAATGAAGTTGGGCAAAAGCCGTTTGGAAACATCGCGCTGGCCAAAGGGCGAGCCGGTGATCGGCAAGCCTGTTTATTTGAAGGGTGGGGATGTCTCCACAGATGAAGCATGAGCATTAAAGCCAGCTTTCTTGCCGCACAAGAGGCCGCTCTGTGCGCCATCCGTAAGTGGTGGCGTCCGATTACGTGTATCTGGATCGCAGGAACAATGGCGGTGCATGGCGTAATACTGCCTTTGCTGATGTTTTTCCGCAAGGGTGAGATGCCCACAGACCTGACAGGTCTTTCACTGCTAGTGACAGCCATAGCAGGCGCATTCGCGGTGCGCGAGTGGGGCAAGATTAAAGGGGTGTCAAACAATGATGCTTAAGCCCTTCCTGCCATACATCGCGGCGGCCGCGCTTGTCGTTAGCGCAGCTTCTGGCTACAAAGTCCGCGATTGGCAGTGCGACGCCGCATACGCGAAGGCTTTGGAAAAAGCCGGAAAGCTCAATGCCAAAAAACAAGAGGTCTTAGACAATGTTTCGCAAGCCTACGAAATTGAACGGAATAAAGCCGATGTGGTGGCAACCGAACGAACCAACACCATTCGTGAAATATACAAAACGGTTCCTGCCGTTCCTGTTGATTGTGCTGCTCCTGATGCTTTGCGGAGGCTGCTCGAAAGCAGTGTCCGTGACGCCAATGCCGCTGCCGCCAGCCAACTTGGCGTCACCGTGCCAAACACTGCAAACCCCGCCAACGGTGTTGATTGACCCAGAAAGAGCACTTTGGGAAGCCGACATTATCGCAAAATACGCAGATTGCAGCCTAAAGCATCGCTTGACAATCAAAGCGTGGGGAGACGCCGCACGCGTCAAGTGACGTAAACGCTACCGCTCGAAAGGTCTCTAATGCCTAAAATCATAAAAGTAGACGAGAAGCTCTTTGACTACTGTACGGAAAACCAGCGCAAAGTCCTCGACGCGATAATCCTTCACGGCGGCGCGAAGGCCGCCGATGGCGCGCTTGGCCTGTACAAAGGCGGCGCGTCGGAGATATACAACAACGTCAAGAACAAGGCCGCGAAGGCCGGATACGCACCCGAATTTGACTTTACGCGGCCCGTGCCCGACGGCTTTATCGCCAAGGGCGTGTCCAGCTATTACAAGGCAACGGAAACCCAACCCGCGCAGTGGGTCAAGGCCTCTCTCGACGCGGCTCGGCAGCAGGAGATATTCAAGGCTGCCGTCGAAGCGATGTCGAGCACCTTGCCGCGCCTCGAGCCTATCGTCGCGCCGGAGCAATTCAACGCCGATTTGCTGACGCTGTACACGCTAACCGACGCGCACATCGGCATGTTGGCATGGCATCGCGAGAACATGCAAGCCGACTGGGATTTGCAGATCGCCGAGGCCGTCATCGTTGGCTGCTTTGAGCAGATCATTAAATGCTCGCCAGACAGCGAGACAGCCGTGCTGAACCAACTCGGCGACTTGCTGCACTATGACGGCCTGTCGGCTGTTACGCCCACCAGCGGACACGTATTGGACGCTGACGGTCGCTTCACCAAGATGGTCGAAGTCGCCGTTCGGGTTCTGCGCCGCATCATCAATATGCTGCTCGCCAAGCACAAGACCGTCCATATAATCCTCGCCGAAGGCAACCACGACATGGCGTCGTCCGTCTGGCTGCGCACGATGTTTAAGGCGCTGTACGAGAACGAGCCGCGCATCACCGTGGACGACAGCGCGCTGCCGTATTACGCGTACGAATTTGGCGACGTCATGCTCACCTTCCACCACAGCCATTTGAAGAAGTTTGGCGCGATGCGCGAGATCATTCCGGCCATGTTCGCCGAGATATGGGGTCGTACGAAGAAACGCTACTGCCACACCGGAAACTACCACCACACCAAGGAAGAAGAGCACGCGGGCATGAAGGTGTTCCAACACCCGACACTGGCCGCTCGCGATGCCTACGCCTCTCGCGGCGCGTGGTTCTCGGACAGGGAAGTTTGCTCGATCACGTACCATAAAAAGTTCGGTCAGGGACTGCGTGTGTACGCTTGCCCTGAAATGCTGGATGCCGTATGATGAATGCGGGTTTTCTGGTGCGCAAAACATAAAAATCTGATATAGGGGCGAGCTATGGCCACTACGATGACATTCGCGACGTTGAAACAAGACGTGCAACGCTACCTTGAGCGCGGCAACACGCTTGCGTCTGACCCCATTGTCTTTGAGCAAATCCCCCGCTTAATCAACCTCGCCGAGCGTCGCATCGCTCGCGAGCTTAAAATTGAGGGCTTCATCAACGTCGTAACCGGCACGCTCTCTGCGGGCCAATCCGTATACCCCAAGCCCGACCGCTGGCGCGATACGGTGTCGATGAGCATTGGCACCGGCACGGGGAACAACACTCGCAAAGTCCTGTTCTCCCGCGTGTACGAATATCTGCGGTCCTACTGGCCGAATGCCTTAGAGACGGACGTGCCCCTCTTCTACAGCGACTATGACTACAGCCACTGGTTGCTGGCCCCGACACCGGACGCCGACTACCCGTTTGAGATCCTGTACTACGAACTGCCGCCGCTGCTCGATGAGAGCGTGCAGACCAACTGGATCACCGAATACGCCCCGCAGCTCTTGCTCTATGGCACGCTGGTTGAGGCAACGCCGTTCCTGAAGAACGACGAACGCATCCCAGTTTGGCAGAACATGTACGACCGCGCGGCGGCAATGTTGAACGGCGAAGACCTCGCCAAAATCCTAGACCGATCCGCCGTGCGCAAGGAGGCGTAACAATGTCCACGTCATTTACTCAAGTCTTCGGCGGTACGACAATCTACCCCTCGGACGTGTCGTATCTCGCCCTACCGCTGACCGCCAACACCACCCTCCAGTGGCCGCTTGAGGCCACCACGGGGAACAACATCGTCGCACGCATCATCGACGTCACACCGACGGGCGCGTACACCATAACGATGCCAGACGCGACCGAGGTGGGTGTCGGCCAGACGGTCCTGTTCAACAACCTCGGGCCGAGCACCATCAGCGTCAACAGCGCCTCCGGCACCCCAATTCTGAGCATTGCTGCGGGCGAGCAGTGGCAGTGCTATCTTATCAACAATACGACTGTCGGCGGCACGTGGCGCACGTTCCGCTACGGCGCTGCGGTAGCTCAGGCTCAGGCCGCCGCTCTGGCTGGCGCTGGTTTAGTCGCGGACGGCTCAACCCTCGCGCAGAATTACGACGTCGCTGACTTCTCCGTTACGCCGTACAATTCAACGACTGCCGACCGCGCCAAGGTCTTTGTCTGGACTGGCGGCCTTGGCACCTTCAATTTGCCGACTGCCGTCTCCGCTGGCGACGGCTGGTTTGTTCAGTTACGCAACGGCGGCCAAGGCGACCTGACCGTCGATCCTTCCGGCTCCGAGCTTATCAACGCCGCGTCCACGCTCCTCTTGCAACCGGGCGACAGCGCCGTGGTCGTAAGCGACGGCGTCCAGTGGTACACAATCGGCCTCGGCCAACAGGCGGTCTTCGCCTTCGACTATACGTCGATTGCCGTCACCGGCGGCACGTACACGCTCGCTGGCTCTGAGCTGAACCGTATCGCGTACAAGTTCACGGGCACGCTGGCGTCCAACGCCGAAATCGTCG